TTTAAACAATCAGATGAACAATGGGCTAAAAATAATATTAAAGCTGGATCATATAATGTTGTTTAATTGGCTTTTACATTACAATAAAATTAGGAAATCTTATGATTTCCTAATTTTTTATTTGGCAGTTTCGTAAAAATTTCGTATATTACACTATGAATTTATTAACCAATAAGGTATGTTATGTTTAACCCCTCACACACTATTTGGAATGAAAAGTATCGCCCACAAACTCTTGCAACTTATGTTGGCAATGAAACAGTAAAGGCAACCTTTCAACAATATATTGAGACAAACGATGTTCCTCACTTACTTCTTTATGGTGACGCTGGTAGTGGTAAAACCACACTTGCTAAGATTGTTGCAAATACTATTGCAAAAGACAACTACATTTACATCAATGCTTCCGATGAAAACTCGGTAGATACTGTTCGTGATAAAATTAAACAGTTTGCTTCTTCGATTGGTTTTGGTGGATTGAAACTAATTATATTGGATGAATGTGATTACATGACTCCAAATGCTCAGGCGGCACTTCGTAACGTAATTGAAACATTCAGTAAGACAACTCGTTTTATTTTGACTTGTAATTATGTAGATAAGATTATTGATCCAATTCAATCTCGTTGTCAAATCTTTAACATAGTTCCACCATCAAAGAAAGAAGTTGCACAACATCTTGTAAAGATTTTGAATGATGAAGGTGTAAAATATGAGAAAGATAATCTTGCAACAATTATCAATCAATCTTATCCAGATATTCGCCGTGTAATTAACACAACACAAAGATGTGTTATTGGTGGTGTTTTGAAATTGGATGAAACAACTTTGGTTGAACACAATTATCTTTCTTCAATTCTTGATGTTTTGAAATCAAACAAAAATAAAAAAGAAAAATTTGATGGTATTCGTCAGTTACTTGCTGACAATCATGTTAGAGACTTCAATCAAATGTTTCGTTATCTTTATGATAATGTTGATACATTCGCAAATGGTTTTGTATCAACGATTATTTTGATTATCGCCGAAGCACAATATAAAGACAGTTTTGTTGTAGACCATGAGATAAATGCCATGGCTATGTTTATTCAAATTATTATGGAAATTGACCAAAGGAGAAAATGATGAGTATTTATGACATCAACGGCGGTGGAGAACAACAACCACCACAACAACAAGTGAACATTGATCTAAACCAAGCAACTGATATTCAATGTTCAAAATGTGGACATAAGTTTTTCCACGAAGTTACATTCTTCAAAAAGATTTCTGCGTTACTTTCACCAACAGGACAAGAGGGAATTTTACCTATTCCAACTTATGCATGTTTAGAGTGTGGAAATATCAACGATGAATTTTTACCAAGTAAAAGACAACAACTTAACGATTAAGGATTATCATGGCAAAAAGTTTATTTGATCATATCAAAGGTGTTACTTTCCGAAAAACAAAATGGGAAGAACTATCAGAAGAAGATGCAAAGTCTTGGAGCAATTATATGATTGCCCGTTTCTTTTCGATGGAACCAGAATTTGTTGAAGTCATAAATGAGTTTCAAACATATTCAAATGGAATACTATCTTCAAAGGATTACTATAAACTTTTGCTAGATATTCTCCCGAAGAAATCTATCTTTCTGAAATACATAAAATCTAAACACAAAATGGAAATAGAACCACAAATTCTATCTACATTTTGTAATCATTTTGAATTGGGAAGAAATGAAGTGTATGAGTATATTCGTTTTCTCAAAGAAAACAATCAAGATGAATTGATAGACATATTAAAAAAGTATGGAACACCTGAAGCAGATATTACTAAATTTGAAAAACAATTAAAGAATATAAAATGAGGAATAAAATGTCAATTAAAGAAAGAGATTTGAGTGTAGCACCAATCGGTGTTGTTAAAGAAATGGAAGAAAAGTTTCCAGTAATGACTGCGGAATTTAAGAGAATACAGCAGGCACAATATGAATTATTCTGTGCAAAACAGAGTAATTACGGTCCTGATAATATATCAATGGGTTCATCATTGGAAAGAGAAGAAGATAGAAAGCTATCGCTTCAAGGATTGTTTTTCAGACTTAATGATAAAATTAACCGTTACAAACAAATGATTATGTTTGGTTCAAAAGATGCAGTCGGTGAGAGTCTTGATGATACATTCAAAGATATTTCTGTCTATGGTATCATTGCACAACTTGTTCAGTCTGGCAAGTGGGGTAAATAATGCCTAACAGAAAAGTATCTTTTTCACAATATCAAATGTGGAAAGATTGTCCTCATAGATGGAAACTAACATACATTGATAAACTTGCAACATATCAACCATCAACCGCTGCTCTTTTTGGAACAGCGATGCACGAAGTATTGCAAGAATATGTTAAGGCCATCTATGAGAAATCAATCGTTGAGGCAAATAAACTTGACCTCAATGAAATGTTACAGGCAGGTATTCGGAATGAATACAAAAAATTACTTACCGAAAATAAAGATGTCCACTTCTCTACCGATAAAGAATTAAAAGAATACTATTCAGATGGTGTTCAAATTCTTAATTGGTTTAAGGCACATAGAGCTGATTACTTTCAAAAGAAAGATTATGAATTGGTTGGTATTGAATTACCTATAAACATAGTTCCACTTGAAACACATCCAACTGTTAAACTTGTTGGGTTTTTGGATTTGGTTATTAGGAATACAAAGACAGGTGAGATATACATATATGATTTCAAGACTAGCACAAATGGTTGGAACAAATATACAAAAGCTGATAAAGTAAAAACATCACAACTTGTTCTTTACAAAACATATTATGCAAAACAACATGGTATTAGTCCTGAGGAAATAAATGTTGAGTATTTAATTCTTCGTAGAAAGATTATGGAAGATGCTGAATACGAGGCCATGAAACAGAGAGTTCAAAGATTTGAACCATCCAATGGCAAAGTTTCTCAAAACAATATCAAGAAAGAAATTGCAGAATTTATTACCACAAACTTTACCGAAGAAGGTGAATATAAATTGGAGGTAATACAACCTGCTGAAGGTGGTAACAATTATTCAAACTGCAAGTATTGTGATTTCAATTCTAATGAAGAACTTTGTCCGAAAGAAAAAAGAAACATAATGCCTTTCTAAAATTTAATGTTTTGTAAAAATACTAGATATTTATAGTAAACTAATATCATTAGGTGTTTCGTGAAAATAGCTCAATTGGCAATAATTGACCTCTCTGTGTATAGGGGTATACATACTTTTACAAAAAATATATCATCACTTGATAGTGTTGATACATTCTACTTTAATCCTAGCGAAACAAATAACTTCAAATCTGAATATCAGAACTGCACAGATATTTCCGAAATGGAAATGGGTGAACTGAAAAATAAATTGGAAGGTTATGATATTGTTGTTTTGAACCTCAACAAATTTATCTATGATGTTGATGGTATAGAAAAAAGAAAACCAGAACACAAACAAAGATTGATTGACTTGGCAAAGATGTATTGTAAGTTGAATACTATAACTGCATTCTTTGACCATGAGATATATCCATATGAGGGCATGCACTTCAATACCATTTGTGTTCCTGCATTCATAAAGTATAGTGATTATTATTTAACATATACGCCGTTCTTTGTGGATGCACTCAAAGAGTATATCGGAATGAGAGGAACTTCTGAATATACTTTTCAAGTCGGTGGTTATATTGACATGAGTATCTATGACAAGTGGATTGAAAAATCATGGGTAGACAAAAAAGAATTACCATACATTTCAGAATGTGCTTACTATGCTAAATTCAAAGGTCATGGGAACTTCAAACCAATAGTGGAAACAATGGGTAAGTTGGGATTGAAAGATTTGAATGGAAAGAAATTAGTTCATATTGGAAACACTTACTCACCTGAAAATTATTTCAATCATGTAAAGATATTAGCAGAACACGCAAATGTTTCTCGTAAAACTTTTAGTGATACATTTCTTCCAGACTTTGATTTGGATTCAACTGTATTCAAAGTGTTCGATAACGATAAACCAATGGTGCTTGCAGGAACATATACGATGGAAAGTATGATGGACTTTTTATCTGGTTGTAGATTTAGTATATCAACAACAAATACAAAAGTGCCGTTCTTCGGAATGTTCATTACACCAAGATTTGAATATGCTCAAATAGAAAAGAATCTGATGACTATTCCAATCTATGATAAAACATATATTGATTTGTTTAAGGGAACAGAATTTGCTGAATTGGTTTTGT